TGCAGGTAATGTTGCAAACTGTCCAGAGTCAACTAAGTTTCTCATAGCTGCAGTTGCAGTCATTGTAAGATTACCTAAAAAATGTATAAGACCTAAACCATAAAAACCAAAACCTGGTACAAATTTATAATGTGTAAAAAACATTTTCATTTGTTTAGTAGGGTCATCTTCATTATAGTTTCGTCTTATAGATAAAACTTTTCTTGAACTTTCCTCAACTGTAACAATATAAGGTGAAGCAACTCCTTCATTATCTAAATCTAAATAACAATGTTGTTCTAATAAAATATATTGTGGGTCAGAGTCTGCAGGTATAGCTGTCCCCATAATCTCGTCAACTTTCATTGACATTGATGTTTGTTCTACAGCTTGTGCTTCAGGTAAATCAATATCTTCATAAACTCCTGCAGCTATTTCTTTAGCTAAGTCATTTGGATTACGTAATATAACATGTGTATATCTATCTGCTTTTCTTAAATCTGAAGCATGATATGAAACATAAAATTGGTCAATAGGAACAAACTCTGAACAAGGTCTATCTAATGAACCATCATAATAAATTTTTTTAAATGCTGAACCAATAATTGGTAGATGGAACAACATTCTTTCAAACTCATGAAAGTATTCAGGCATCATCTCTGTAAGTTGATAATTCATAAATTGTTTTACACGAGATGCTTGTTGTTGTTTTTCTACAGTTTCAGTTCCAATTATCTGAGCCATTACTGGACCACCAGCAGGAAATAATTCCTGAGATGCTTTAGATTGAAACTTCACTGCTGACTCTATTAAGAGTGGATGAACTGCAGTACATGCACCTTCAAATGGTTCTGAAGTTTCTTTTAATTTTAATCCTAATAAATCAAATCCTCTTTCAAATGTTTGCTCCCATTC